TTCGCGATTTCGTCACCGATTGCTGCGAATTTCACCGAGTCCGTTGCGCCAATCATCGAGATTGAATCGCGCACGTCATCGGCCTGCTTCTTGAGCTTTTCCAGTTCTGGAGAAATGCGCGTGATGCGTGCTGCGGCTGCGTCTGCTCCGGTTCCAGCGCCCGAAAACAGTCTTGCAAACGCACCGATTCCCTTCGCGACCGTTGATTGCATCTTCATCATCGCAACATCGACGAAGTTTGTCGCGACGGTTAGCGCATCCAAATCTTCACTACTTAAACCGAGCTTCTTCGCGTTCTTTTCCGCGTCCTCCATTGCCGAGTTCAGTCTCCTCGCGCCTCCGATTGCTGCGGAGAATCCGAAGAAAGTCGCCATTCCAGTCCCGACGATTTTCGCCGTGGAATGGAGCTTGGTCAGAGAGTTCTGCGCGCTCGCAAACGCCGCCCGAGTCGCATCGACCGCCCGCAATGTGAATGTAGCTTCAGCCATGATGCTTCAGTTTCCGGTTTTGATGTTCGATGTAAACGAGCCAGCCGTTCAATTCCTGCGCTGGCATGGCGAGCACTTCGCTTGCGAATTTGCCGAGACGGTCCGCGAGGGCATACACGGCGAGGAAGTCGGCAGCTTCTCCGCCGTGAATCAGTTTTTTAAGTCGTCCGCCCTCGGCCCGTTTTCGGCCAGAATGGCGTTGGCGATGCGTCCCACGACGTTGCTGTCGGCCTTGTTCAAGAGCGTCGGCTTGTGCTCGATCGTGAAGAGTTTTGCGCCGTGCTCGTCCGTGGCCTTCATAATCAAGATGTCCACGAGCAGCTCCATGTCATTCTCTTTGCTGCGACGATAGAGCCGGTTTTTTTCGCCGAGCGTGACCGGCGATGCGTGGACGACGAGCTTCCATTCGGGCACGTCGATTTTGCGCGTGCCGAGGGAGGCGAAGTGTTCTCTGACGAGGTCGATTGCTTCCATTGTGTTGTGTGTGTTTTGCTGCTAAGAAATTAGGAGGCGGTCAGCGTGCTCAGAGCGCCGTTACCCTCGAAGGCAATGGAGCCTTCCACGATGCCGTCAAAGCTGGCGGAAATGTCGAATTTCGTGACGATCGCTGAGCCCCCGTAGTATCTATCCCCATTCGTGTCGCCCTCTGGGTAGAGGTTGAGCGTCACTACGCTTCCGATGGTGATAAGGAGCTGGCCCGCGTCGGTCTCGTCCCAGTAGAGATCGCCCGATGCGCTCCACGTTTTCATCGTCGCGAGCCGCGTGCGGTAGGTGTCGCCGATCACGCTATCTTCGACGGTGTCCGAGGAATGCGACAGGCTGTAGTTCCGCAGCTCGCCGATTGCAGTGGTGGAGATTTTGACGAGGCCTTCGCGGCCGAGATGATTTGCCATGTTAGTCGGTGGTTAAATAGATGCAGTTGAAAGTGTGCCGAGCCGTGCCGAAGCGTTTGTCTTCATCGGGCTCGATAACATAGTCCACACTGTTAAGATGGAGATCGCGGCATTGCCCCCCGAGCGTCACGTCGGCGAGAACTGCCGCCTCGACCGCTGCCGAGCCGGTGTCGAAAAGGTCGTCGATCAAATACGTTCCGCTTTCGGCGATGAAGTAATCAACGATGAGCTGAAGCTGCCGGTATTGCGTGCGGTTGCTCGGCCCGAGCGTGCGCACCTCGATCTGCTCGCTGACCGCATAGACGGCGGCGGCGGGAAACGAGATGCTCGCAATCGTGTTATTGCGCCCGCGGAGGATGTTCGCGGTAGGCACGACGAGCGCGCCGGTGAGAGCGTTCGCCGTCGCGTTGCGGATGTTGGTGCGTGTGCTCATGCGTCAGATTTTATTGGCATCCCTCCGACAACGCGGGTGAAGCCGAGATTGACGGCGCGGTTTGCAAGAATTGCGCGATACTTCGAGATTGTGATTTTGTAACGAATCTTCAAGGCGCCATCGACCACGCGTTGGAGGTCAGGAATCTGGTTGCCGGTAGTCCGCGCGACCACGAACGGATTCGGACCAAAGTGCACCTGAGCGTTTCCAGCCTTTGCCATGTGCTTGCGAATCCACGACGGCACGCGCACGCCGCACGCCATTGCCGCAGCGGCGAATCCAGCCTTCGCGAGTCCGACCTTTTTTTGCGTGTATTTCAGATATGCATTCGCCGCCTGCTCCGAAACCCACATCTGGTCCTGCACCGCCCAGCGCCCCACCAGACTCCTCGTAACTTGCCTCCGTCTTCCGCGCTCGGTTCGGTTTGCGAAATGGAAAGCGCGCATCGTTCCAATTGATGCCGACTCCTGCCAGAACTTCCGGTAGATGCGGATTTTCTTGCCGCCTTCATTTCCCAGACTGACGCCCATCGTCTCGTGCCGCCCGCCGCGCGGCGGAACCTCCGTTGAGTTTCCGATGCGCTGGAACAAGCCAATCTGAAATTCCTTGGCCATTTTATTTCCGCCGAACAAGTCGCCCAGAATCGCGTTCTCGCCCTGCTTTCTTGCGTTCGTGCTGAGTCCGCTCGCTTTGGTTTTCGTAATCTCCCCGCCTGTGACCGTCGCCACCGTCGCGCCTTTTTTGGTTTTGTCTCCGGTGGGCGGCGTGATCTGCATGATCGCCTTCGCGACGTAGGCGGCTTCCTGTTTCACGACCAGACCGAGATCGACCTTTGCAGCGTCGGCAAGTCTCGCGAGCGCAAATTCCAGCTTCTTCGTGTCTGAGAAGATCGAAATCATATCACCTTCGCCACGCTGATTTCGCAGCCCGCGCCCTCGGCATCCAAGGTGACGCGCTCGATGAAGTAGGTGACGCTCGCCCGTGAAAGCGTCTGCGTGACTTGCGGCGTGGCGCTTACGCTCGACGTCAAAAGGAACACGGTAAATTTGCTGTCCTCGCGGCGCTGGTCCTCGAAGTCGGCAAACGCATTGCTCGCCGCTGCCCAGACTCCGGTGACGCTCACCCCCTGATAAGTGAACGAGACGCCAGCCTGCTCAAGTATCGCCGAGAAGTCGGAGTTGATTTGCGTCGGGTCGAAGTCTCGCACGGCTGCCATACTTATGCGCCGCCTGTAAAATAAAACCGCGCGTGAAGCTCTGGCCGGTTCGCGAGGAGCCACGGCTCCGCGTCCTCGTAGCACCGTTGCGCGTCCTGCCCGCAGGTCTGGCTTCCGACGTGGTGAACGTATGCGCGCGAGATGAAGTGCCTCCGCTTCATGTCCGCGCATTGCACGTCGTCCGAGAACCAATTTATCGGCGGGAAATCCACCCACGCGTCGCGGTGAATCCACGCGCAAATCGGCGCGATGACCGGCGTCTCCACGATGTGCCGCTCCGACTGGTAGCGCAGGAAGTCGATCTTGCCGCGCCCGCTGCGGACGTTCTGCTCGCCGCGCGCATAGTCCGAGCGCGTCGCGACGTAGCCGAGATCCGGCACGACCTTGCGCAGATGCGCGACATCCGCGAGGAGCACCGCCCACGTTGTCGGGGTAAACACGATGTCGTCGTTGCACACCAGAATCTCGTCGTGCCGCTTGAACGCTTCGCGCGCGGCGAAGTTGTAGGCGTCGCCAAAGTTCGCGCCGACCTTGTGGTGGACATACCGCTCAACCTCGCGCGGGACGTAGGCGTTGAGCGACGCGGTCATCACGTCGAGACACGAGGCATTGACCGTGCAAACGATGATTGCTGGCGTGCTCACGGCTTCTTCGTGACGAGGATTTCTTTGATGTTCTCGGCGTCGATGAGCGTTACGCCGCTTGCGATGACGAGCTTGTCCCAGTCGTGCGGCGGCACCATGCCGTCCTCGATGTGCACCGAGATCATCGCGCGCTCTGTTGCCCGCGGCTGTCCTACGTCGTGGATGAACTGCTTGGCCATCGCCATCGTTTCCTTGTCGTCGGAGCGCACAAGGAAAACGTGCTCGACGGTTTCCGGTTGCGCTGCCGTCCCAAGCCACGCCTCGCGGAAGGAGACCGAGCGCGTCGAGTCGCCGAGGGTTTTCTGCGTGAGCCGAATCGCGGGCTTCTCGTGCTTGTGAAAAGCCCACTGGAGCCCGTCCGCCTTCCTCGGATTGTCCGCGAGCCGGTAGGACCGCGCAGCGAGATCGAGACCGGCCCAGCCATACCATTTCACCTCGTGCGTCCACGGTCGGTCTTTTTCCTTCGGCTCCGGTAGCGACATCATCCGCTCCGCCCAGAAGCTCGCGCGCCTGCCGTCGTTGCGCTCAAAGGCGAGCATGATGATCGAGGCGATGGCCTCGCGGCACCACGGGAAAACCCCGTGCGCACCCATAGCGAATTGCAACGCCTCGCGCCGTGACGCGACGAGCCGCGCAAGGTTCAGCTGCACCTCGTAGCGAAACGAGTCGTCGAGATTCGGGAAGGAAAGCGCGATGCGCCCGAACTGCTCGGCAGCGGTTTTGTTGCCCGCGCAGTAGTGCTCTTGGTGGATGTAGAAGTATTGGGTCGCCGACTCCGCGACGCTTCGCCCGAGGATTGCGAGGTTGCGCTTGCGATTGGATTGCTTGATCGACACCGGCTGATGCCGCCAAACCGGCACCGTCCACTCGTTGTGGAGATCGTTCGGGAGCAACAGCAGGTTTTCGTGGACGTCGTGGTGCCAGACGCGCCCCGAGGCGAACGCTGTGCGGCGGATGATTCGCTCACGTTGCAGCTTCTTGCCGGTGCCGCGCACGTCGTAGGGGCATCGCAGCATGAGCACGTCCTCGGTCAGTTCCTTGAGCCTTTCCCGCAGGTCCGTCGCATCGGTCAGCACGTCGTCGCAGTCGGCCCATAGAAGCCAATCGCCGGTGCCTTGGGCGAACGCTTGGTTGCGCGCCCTCGCGAACGAATCGACGTGCCGCCACGCCTGCGCAGTGACCCCGTTGCGGTAGTCCGAAAAGACAATCGGGACCGCGTTGCGCTCGCACCAGTCCCGCGCGAGCTGTTCGGTGTCGTCCGGTTCCTGCGAGCCGATGGCCCGCACCAGTGAGAGTTCGTCGATAATGCCGACGAATGAATCGAGCATGGTCTTGATGTGCGCGGTTTCATTACCGGCAATCACGCAGAGGGAGATCGTCATGTTGTTGTGTTGCCTCCGGTGTGGCAAATCGCGCCGCAGCGTCAAAACAAAAAGCCCCACGCGGTGAGGCGTGGGGCTGTAAACTCAGGTGTATTCAGATCAGGAATACTGAGTGGTGATAAGCTGACCCGCGTTCGCATTGACGACCTTTTCGGCAACGAAGTGCGACGCGCGCACGATGTTCGACTTGATCGCCTCTTCGCGATAGGTCGAGACGCCGATGGCAGGGCCATACTCGGACCAGTTCAAGGTGAAGCCTGCGCCACCTCCGAAGAAACCGGCAGACGCCTGCGTGACCGAGCCGACCCAGATAAACGTATTGGCCCAGACGTTACCGGCAGCAAATGCGACACCCTCGGGGGCTGTATCATATGAAGCCCTACCAATCTGGACGGAAGCCACACCGAATACCTCCGCCGCCGCTTGCGTCGAGGCGTTGAGGATGGTGTCGGACGAAATGCCAGCGCCGCGAAGGCGGTTCTGGAACTTCGTGCTCGCACGGATGCGGGTCCACACTGGATACGGGATGATGACGGACAAGTTCGTCACGCTCTCGCCCTTCGCGAGAAGACGGTCGGTGGCCTCTTGAACGTCAGCGCCGACATCGAACGTCGCTAGATTCGCGGTCGTGTAGGCGGTGCCGCTGTTGGTCGCGGTAAACGTGGAATTGTCGAACAGTTTTGCAGCTACGCGCAGTTCGTGCGCGAGGAGCAATTTCCGTTTCGCGAGCTTGGCGGCGATGACTTCGGCGTCGAAGAAGCGGGCAACGTCGAGCGTGACGGTATCGTCCACGGCCTCTTCGTAACCGTATTCCAGAGCCGTGTAGGTGTCTTGGTTAAACGCACGCGTGCCGCGAGCGTAGGCGCTGTATGCGGCGCGGTTCTTTACGTCGCTCTTGAGGAGCTGACCCTCTTTAAGAACGAATGAAGGATACTGACCGGCGCGCACGGGCACGTCGAGAATGGGCATGACGGCGGTGCCGATGAGTCCGGCCTCGAAGTCTTTTGCCTGCTCGACTACTCCGGCGATGTCGCCGCGAAAAATGGCTGCTGAATTTGTATACATGGTAAGATTTTTTTAGGGTTTAGAGATTCTTCGGAATCATCTCGATGATCGCCGAAGCGTCAGATGCCGTGGTGAGCGATTTACCCACCGTTATGGAACCTGTAATCGCCACGGTCCCGTTGGCGGTTGAGAAGAGAGTATCATTTACGGTGACCGGACCTGCGAGCAGCGTCACCTTGACCGTGTTGCCACCGAGGAACTGAACGGTGACGAAATCGCCGCTTGCAGCGTCGATCGTAGCCACGCCGTCAGGCAGGGAAGCGGTGGCGGAAAGACCGACGCCTCTATTTGCCGAGATACTTACGAGCCGGAAGGCCGTGATGGCCGAATTAGCGACAAAACTGCCGCTGTTTTGGAATGAAGTTGCCATGATAGTTGGGTATTAAAGTTTGACGAGTTCGCCGCTCTGCACGCGCGCACGATAAGCGGCGTAAAGGTCAGCATGGTTTTTGATCGCGAAGGTGATGGCCTCGGATTTGTTGCCCTTGAGCTCGGTGGCTTTGGCGGCGACAACATCCTCGAACTTCTCGACCTTTGCGACCGGTTTGACTGCTTCGGCCGAGGCGATCGGAGCGGCGGGCGCACCGAAGGACTTGGCAAATTCTTTGACGGCGGCGAGCGCAGCGGTGTTCGCGGCGAGCTGCACGACTTCGTTCTGCGCGCTCATGGCGGCAGGCTTGTCTTCTTTCGGAGCGAGAGCTGCTTCGAGCTTCGCGACTTTCTCATTCATGCTCATCATGGCAGACTGAATCATGCCTTCGATGGCTTTCTTCATTTCGTCGTTCATAGGAATTTCGATTTT